GACCCTCATGACTAGGGCGCGCTTTAACCACCTGTCGGTGCCATCGTAGCGCGGCTGAAAATCGCTTCTCCCATGAACGGCGGTGTTGTTATCTATAACCAATAAATCGCCAGCGTCGAGTGCTACGGACTGGGTGCTTTTGTTTATGGCGTCAGATAACTCCAGTAACGCGTCTTGAGCATCCGCCCAAAGGCCGGTCATCAGAGCGCGGTCATACCGTATCGTATATGACCCATTATTCAACCGAGACAAGACGGCAACATCAATCCCGACATCTCCCTCCTGTTTATCCAGCATAAAACTCTCATCCACGCGCGTCCTGAACCATTTATTTTCTAATATTTTGATTGTTTCAGGGCTTAGTTTTTCAAGAATATCCTCGATGTTCGCATATGTCGTGTGCGCGTTGGGGTCACCGCGCAAACAGAGCAGAAATACATAATCTGGCCTATATGAATGAAAGGCCGTTTCCGTGTGAAGTTCGAGAACGGTCTTAGAGGACGAAGATATCTGATTGGATTCGTCACGTTTTATCGGGTAGATATTTTGTACAAGGCTCCCGAACTGCTCTTGCACATAGCCCACGGTATTCCCAAATTCCGCAGCGTGCTCCAATAGGCATGCCGTTGCTTCCAGGGTCTTCACGGACGTGTCGTCGTCGGCATACTTTATGGTCGGGGTGCTTGGGATGCGGCCAATAGGTAAATTACGTATAATGCTAATCATTAGGACAGTCTACACGTCGGCAAGCCGGCACCACCCTTTATTTGATTGGACACGCACCGGTTGCGCAATCATCTAGGTCGATAGAACCCACATATGACCGCTGAACCATCGGGATTGAAGTGTCAATCTTGGAAATCGCCTTTTCATATTCCGCCTGCGTTATCTCTTCATATGGTGGAAGTGAGAAATTGTGGTCCGCATGGAGCAAAAATGATACCGACTTAATACTCTTATCGTAGTTCTTAGATAACCACGCCTTGATGTCCTCAAGTTCTTCCCTACGGTAATACACCGTTACGGACACGGCATTGTCGGCCCAATCCGTCTGCATTTTCTTGACCCATTCCAACTGTTCGATTGCCGTCATGTTGGCGGCCAAGACCGAACCCTCCGGAGACATACACGGAAAATCCACCACGTATCTAGTGTGTTCTTCGCGTCCGTCCAACCCGATATCCCACTGAACCTTATAACCACGTTTACGGCAAGCCTCGACTAGCGGGTCAGATGACCCGAAGCGGACCCTGCGAGTGTAGTACTGCGCGTACGCTGGATGAATGCCCGGCGTGACGCCGGGGAGCAGGGAGAGCGTCCCAGAGGGCTGCACGGTGGTTAAGCGCACGGACACGGGGAATCCATGTATTGCGGAATACTTTTTATCAAAAGCGACAAGACCGCTGTACACGGGGTCAAGCCACGTCAGTTTCCCTTCCGTAACTTGGAGTATCCCGGTTATTGATTGCCCGAGCCGCGCATTTTTCTGGACTATCTCCGTGGTCTTTTTGTATGGGTACGTAAGCCGCGTGATTTGTTTCTGGGCCATATATAGCAACTGAGAGATGTCATGCATCTGTTCTAGTGAATCAACGTTGGGCAGGAAGATTGTCGCCAGGTTGCAGCTCTCACCATTTCCCAGCGGAATCTCGCCGCACGGATTCATGCCCTCAATAGTGTTGTCCATTTTGGCCTCGCCAAGCCGTCCAAATTTCCGGGCCAATTTACGATTCATTAATCCGTATGGTTCACCCGAACCATCGTAGCCCTTCCATAATTCGGACTGAATCTCGTCGTATGAATCTGCAAAAATACTGTTGTTGCTATTGCTGCGCCAGGCCGGGACGGAACCCGTGCCCCAATTCTTTGCGCGAAGAAAAAGAACATCGTCCGGGTCGCCTATCGCAATCTGTGCGGAGCGACGCGAAGAGCCAGAAACAACAATCCGTCCAATAATGTTACAAATATCAAGAACGTCAATTGAGCGGAGTTTCTTGCCCTCGCGATTTTGCATCACCGCGCAAATGTCTTTAACCCCATCGATGAGCGCGCCCGGGCCGGATGCAGTGCCGCCGAATGTCTTGAGCGGAGCGCCGTATTCGCGAATTAGAATTGTTGAATAGGTGAATGACCTGCCGGTGTAGAAATATGACTTTAGAACTGCATGAAGTAGGCGCTTCCATCCCTGACGGGAATCCGGAACGATAATGTCGGCATCATTACTGCGCTCGTTGGTGATGGTGATGCCTGGAATAACTTTTGGCAAATCGTGAATTTTTGAACGCTCCACAGAGAAACCGACACCCCCGCCGAGCATCAGATATTCAAAAAGTAGTTCAAAATCCGCAATGGCTTCAATGTCTACCCAGTAGCAATTATTTAACGATGTGCCGTTCATCTGTTGCACCAATGGCGTGCCGAGCTGCCACAACGAACGACCAGCAAACGAACAACGCAGATTAAACATATGGTCGAATAGTCGCTCGGCCTCGTCCTGTGTGTATGGCACGCCGATATCAATAGCTCCGTTTATAACTCTGCGCAAAGTCTCGGGCCACGTCTCAAGGTCGTCGTTTTCTTTGCGCCGTGAATATGTGCGCAAATAAACTATTTCCCCGAGCCCACCAAAACCCCACGGAATTGTCTTTTGGGAATAACCGTCTACAAATTCTTTCTCAATGCGGGCCATGTGTAATCCTAATTATGTAAGAGGGACAGTGTGACTATTTTACTCTACCGCCAAATAGTGAAACGGTCTAAAATTATATGAATTTTATTCTTTGACCAGCCCGGCCCGTATCGCCTCGGACATCTCTAACACTTTTCCGCGCGGATACAGCAAAACTCTTATTTTGTTGAAAGGGGTTACTTGCCGCTCTTCATAAATATCTTCTTCCACATAAAACGTTTGGAGTGACAAAAGTGACGTTATTGTTAACGTCTCCCCAATAATGCCAGTTGGGGGTTTCCCTCCGTCACTACAGTCCCCTGTCGGATGACCGCAAACCGGACAGGGCGACCTGTCTACCGTGCTGATGAATACGTTATCGAATAGATGGCGTCGTCCGCCGCGCTCGGGTGCGGAGTTTTCATAAAAATATTCACCCATGGCACATTATATAATAACTAAGCTACGTCTTCTGCGTAGAACCCATTAATTCTCATCAAACGTCTAAGTTCGTCGAACGCCTCGGGCGGGAGGTCGTCAACAATCTTTCTCGCCAACTGTTTTCTTAACATTTCGGGAAACTGGGCATTTCTGAATTTTTCTTGTCCTCCGCCGGGGTAGATAAGCATGTCCCCCCACGCGATATTCCTACCAATTTCATACGAGTAAGGGACCGCCACCGTGGTCAGCGGTATTGACCCGCCACGGCCTACTGCCTCCGCCGCATTCGCATGGGCGACGGTGATGCATTCCCTGACGGATGCCGATGGGTCCAAAAAAGCCTTAGATAGCTCTATGTTGCCGGTTTTGTCAGCGTCCATAGAGCAGTATCCCTCCGCGACCATGGTTATCGAAGTTACTTGCCAGTAACGCCTTAATACCGAACACAGTTCAGTAGACTTCATAAGCCTCTTCTTGATGGATAGGCTCATGTCCTTGCGCGACATTTGACAGATGATTGTTAAATTATCATTCCTCCACCCAAAAAAATTAAAAGTCAGGTCTTCGCCAATCCCGAATTCTTTGACGCTATTTACTTTTGCTAATTGGGCCGCGGTGACCGCTAGCGCTATTTTACTGAAATCGTCGTCGTATGAACCGTCCATGAATGCCCAGACTACGCCTTATCGGTGGCGGCTAGGGGAACCCACCTGTTGGGCTGCATAGTTCCGCCTCTGGGTAGCGAGGTTAGAGTAGCGTATTAGCCCATGACAACAAAACCAAGTAAACCAAAAGCAAAAACCAGTGCCCAAAAGACTCCCGCTAAGAAAGTCCCGGCCAAAAAGGCTCCAGCGAAAAAAGCTGTGAAGTTGGCTGCAAAGCCGGCCGCGAAGAAAGTCAGCGCAACAGTCTCGCCCGCTTTGCCCGATGCTTCTCGGGGCGCATGGGCTAAAATCGAGCGCTCTGAAATAAAAAGAGAAAACTGGGTGAAGCGATTTTTTAAAAGCTTGTCGCAGTAAGCCCTCGCAACACAGGGCGTTAAGGCGCGAAACGTGACAACCGAACGTAGGCAGGCGCCTCGTCGCGTAATCACGTCCATCAGTCGCGAGGGGGCATGGGGAAAGGTGCGTTATCATCACCTACTTTCCTGCGGGCACACGGAGATTCGCCCGAGGGCGGCTACAGTGTCAAGGCTCGCGTGCGCATGGTGCTTTCGGGCCGCAGAAAAAAATGCAGAAATGTCGGCCCTGCGTGCTGGCGCTAATCTCGTTTATGTAGACTTTGACGCACGCTCGGCAAACGAAGAAATTTTAATTAGCAAATCAAAAGCAGCGCTCGCTGCCCGTTTCGCAATTCCTCTGGATGCGGTCGACATCGCCGTTTCTGACGTGAACGGAAATCTTGTAATAAAATACGCTTCGATATTCCTTTCTGCCCAAGACATAGATAGGCTTATCTCTCCGCAGAACTAACTCAGAGGAGAGCAATGGACGATTTTAGCAATCCTCCGAAAAACGGAAACTGCCTCGGGCTCGATACCAACATGTGGTACCCCGGTTTAAAACAGGGTGCAAGCAAAACTGAATACAGGGCTTACGTAGACAAGATGAAAATAGCTATTTCTATTTGCGAACAATGCGTCGTCAAAATTGAATGCCTTGAGTATTCCTTGCGCCATGAGCCCCACGGAATATGGGGCGGCAAAACTGAGTCCGAACGCGCCAATTTACGATACGTAAATAAGGTGCCCCTATCGCGAGACGGTAGAGTTTTTTTTGCAGGAGTAGGGACCCGCTCTGCCGATGGCCGCGCCTATTATCGTCCACGTTCACGAATATTGCCGAGTGCATCAAATGAATAAACCTCCTGGCGATATAGCCCATAACTTTCTTTCCAAGTTGAGCGGAGTAAGACAAACGGGCTCTGGTTGGCAGGCGCAGTGCCCGTGTAGGGATGACGACAGAAACCCGTCGTTATCTATCGGGGAAGGGCAAGACGGAAAAGTTTTAGTGACATGCCATAGGGGCGGTGGGTGCAACGTCGAGCAAATTTGTTTTGCTGTCGGAATGAAAGTTTCAGACCTAATGCCCCCATCGATAGATTTTGTAAAACCAAAAGACAAACCAACCCTCGTTAAAACATATGACTTTGTTGATGAAAACGGAGTACTTCTATTTCAAAAATTAAGATACCTAAACAGCGACGGCACGAAAACATTCAAACAGCGGAAACCTGGCCCCACGCACGGGGAGTGGGTCTATTCATTAGGCGACACCCCGAAAGTTCTATACAACCTTCCAGCGGTACTAGCCGCACGAGCGAGCGGCACGTCGATTTGGGTCGTTGAGGGGGAGAAAGATGCGGATACCCTAACGGCCCTTGGTTTCTGCGCCACGACCATGCCGGGCGGAGCTGGGAAATGGCTAGACATACATACTGCCGCTCTCGCCGGCGCAGTCGTCGACATAATCTCGGATAATGACCTACCTGGACGCGGACACGCCCTCAAGGTACTCGCGGCACTGACCGGAGCGGGCTGCGATGCGCAGGTGTGGGTTTCCGAAACACACAAAGATATCACCGACCATTTATCGGCAGGCAAGACAATTGATAATCTGATTGCGCTAGAAGAGTTACCTGAAATATTTCCACAAAGCGACCATACTCCTATCGCGGATGCACCACGACCAGGGACCGATGACGCGAAGGACGCACTCTTGGCGCGTGTCCAACAAATCCTAGACAGGGATGACCTAGATACAAACTTAAAAATCGCCAAAGCGTCATTAATTTTATCATCGTCTCCATCTACAAACGTGTTGGACCCGGGCCGACTTGTACAGTGGAACGATTTATTTAATGAAGAATTCGACGACTCCTACGATTGGGTCATTCCTGGGCTACTAGAACGCGGCGAGCGTGTCATCGTTGTCGCAGTAGAGGGGCTAGGCAAGAGCATGCTTGCTAGACAGATGGCCATTCTTCCGTCTGCTGGTCTTCATCCATTTACGTACATGCCAATGAGACCAGTGCGCACTTTGTTGATAGACCTTGAAAACCCTGAGCGGATAATTCGTAGGACATCCAGAAATATCGAAATACAAGCGATGCGCCGCGGAAACGTAGCACGTTTGGACGGTCATATTTTGGTCAAGCCATCAGGACTTAACCTTATGACGGCAAGCGATAGAGCTCTCTTGGAAGATGCCGTCGAGCGTACAAAACCCGAAATATTGTTAATTGGACCACTGTACAAAGCCTTCATTGACCCCGGGGGACGCACATCCGAATCCATCGCTGTCGAGATTGCTAAATATCTAGACACAATTAGAATCGGATTCAATTGCGCACTCTGGATAGAGGCGCACGCTCCCCTGGGGAGCAGCATGACGAGCCGTGACCTTCGCCCATTCGGTTCGGCGGTCTGGTCACGTTGGCCCGAGTTCGGGATTTCCTTGCAACCGGACCCCACAACGAACGACCCATTCGTTTATGACGTGAAACATTTTCGAGGTGCTCGTGATGAACGTCAGTGGCCGACGAAAATCCGCCGTGGGAAAGTGTTCCCTTTCGAGGCAATGGAATTCGCTAAGATAGGTCCATGAGTGACGAAAAAAACAACAGGGGGTTAACCCGTGAATTCCTCAGCGAGCGAGACACGCGTATTTTCAAACTCCGACAAGCCGGCACGTCGAATTCGGAGATTGCTAGACGTTTTGCGATTTCGACGAGTGCCGTATCAAAAGCGGTTCAGCGACAACTAGAAAAACTTAACCGCGAGGCCCTGCTGGCTTACCCGGAGGTACTACGCCTTGAGCTAGAACGTCTCGATAATCTTCAGCAGGCCATATGGCCCCTTACTCAACACCGCAGGCAGGTACTAGATGACGGCACGGAAATAGCGGTTGAGCCAGATTTAAAAGCGATTCAACAGGTTTTGTCCATCATGGACCGGCGCACTAAACTCCTTGGAATGGACCAGACAAATATCAGTGTTCAGGTGAATGCGGCGCAAAAGCCCAACGAGGCCATACGGGCGACCCTTGCCGGCGGAAGTACCGCCATCGCCGACGCCAACAGGTTCGACCCCGAATCGGAGGCTCGTCAATTATTGGCGCTTATGGGCGCTTCGGGTGTTTTGCCTGAAAATATGGTGCGTCAAATGCTCGGCGAGGGGGACATAGTAGATGCCGAAATAGTAGTTACCGATGAGTTAGAATCTGGTGATGACTGAAGACAACAACCTTAAAGCAGCGGTGGATAAAGTTGCCGAGACCATCTCTCCAACCATCAACCCAATAATCAATCCAGACGGAGGACCGGTCGACAAACAGGTACTCATTCGGGCTACCGAATACGACCGTCAACGCTGGCGTGAAGCCGCGGATAAAGGCGGAGAAACTCTATCCGGGTGGATTCGTTCTGCTTTGACCGCAGAATCCACCAGGATTCTTGATTGCGCCCACCCGTCGGAGTTAATTCGCGTATACCCATGGTCGAAAACATGTACTCTTTGTGGCAAAAGGCTTAGTTGAATAGTCGCCACCGACCAATACGGTGTATTCTTGATAAATATGCCTCGGCAATTCAAGATTTCATATTCTAATTCCCGTCGGGGAGCCTTAGAGCGCCCGGCGTCTATTCCGCGCGTGCCCTCTGGGCAGTGGAACATCTACACAAAGCCACAAGAGCACAATAGATTAAAAAATGAAATCCTCAATGGTTCCAATGGTGGGGCGCGGGGGCAGTGGAGCGTTCGAAAAGCACAGCTTCTGGCCTCCGCTTATGAAAAAATTGGAGGGGGTTACACTGGGCGACGCTCGCGCCCGCAGAGAACTCCTGGGCGATTGGGGCCGAAACTGTATAACCGCAAGAAACGGGATGACGCACGCAAGGGAAAGAGGACGCGAGTCCATCTGCCCGCCAAGGCGTGGACGCGGGTGTCGGCATTCCGGCGCAAGGCTGACAATCAAGCGCGGATATTCCAAAGTCGAAACGCGGTGGAAAATGCCAAGACGGTATCAACCAAATCGCTTTCTGTTGAGTACGAACTTGAAACTAAGGCCGCAAGACGAAAAATTAGAGGATTAATTGGAAACGCCGGGCGACTAGGTGGCGGTATTGGCAGTGCTCGACGGTCTGATATCGACGTACCTACTGGCGGAGTCGCCGGAATCCGAAGGGTCACCCCAGATATGTCGCTTGTCGACGTCGACAGCGATGGGTGGGCGAGAGAGGGAACCGCGAATCCAGTATGGGTCGGAATAAATGCGGTCGATAAATTAAGTTCCGGCAAAGACCGTCCGCGTCTGGCTATGTTTCGCCGTGATAAAAATACTCGTCCAGTAATTCCGATGAGAAACACCGAACACGAACGACTTCTTATTCGGCACCATAAGAAAACGTACGTTTACGGAGATAAAGATGTATTTGGTCGCACCATCGGTCGCCAGCACCGAGGACCAAGGTGGCTTGATGGTTTGACCAACAAACAGATTGCCACAGTTCTAATACCGTCGACAAGAGAGCAGCATCGGCAAATGTGGATTGACGGCGAGCCTTATACGCCGGGAACCATTAATAACTTCCTTAATTTTTTTGACGAAGAGATGGCGAGAGCGTACAGGCAAGTGGATTATTCACCAGCCGCCATACGAGAGATGCGGGCGGAGCTTGAGTCCGCACTTAACAATTCGCCGCTCCTCGCGTGGAGTTTTCGAACGCATGGAGCACCAATATTTGCGATGCTGACGCCGGAAGCAGTCGATGCCTACATGGACCTTCCGCACATAGTGAAGATGCTTGAGGAAAGAATAAAATTACTAACCACAGCCAATCCGAACATTGCACCAGAGAAAATACGCAAGGCAGTACTCATGGGCACCGTAGTCAAGGGTTCTCACTCCCCCGGGATGGGGGCGGTTGTATTTAATCCCGATATGATTAAGGGGAAACCGGTACGCAGTATAAATCTAAAAACATTTGAGGCCGCTTGGGGCGTTAGGCCATCCATCTCAAAGTATGACGATATGCCCGACTCCTCAACTATGTCAATGGATGATAGCGTCGGTGGAACGATACGGCACGAGTACGGTCATTGGCTGCATAATATGGCTCAACGACAGGCGGAAATATCCGATGGGCCCTGGAGGCCGTATTATTTGATATCAAATAGCAATCACGCGCTGTCCGTAGCAAACGAATACAATAGCGCTGAAAGTTTTTGGGATAAGGAGTCACCATCGATTGACATTCAGACTGTTTCCGATTCCCCACGCACCCTCACCCGGTATGGCTACACAAATCTCCGTGAGATGTTCGCTGAAGGATTTAGTGCCGTGACACATCCAAACCCGGAGGCAAGTCGGACCCTCATTAATGCGAAACTACGAAATGACGTAGAAACCATTCTTGGCGCCGGAAGAGGACAAAAGCCATGGCTCGACGAGAATGGGGATGTTAAAACCAACAAGCTCTCCTCTGCCGGCAAAACGGAAACATTTGGCAAATATGAAATGCGTTCTTCGCATGGATTCAATAAGGATATTCATTCGATTACCGATGGAATCGCATACGACAAAAATGGACAGAAATTAAACAATATTGTGCTGTATCACGAGGGCTCCCCGGTGGGATTCCTTTCATGGAGCCAGGAAGATGGCGCAATTCGCTACCTTGCTGTTTTGGATAAACACAAGGACCGCGGACTCGGAAAACGAATGCTAAAAATGAGTCAGAAAATCTCGCAAGACTCAGATATGACCAGCGTTAAAGTTTCTAGGGATATTTCCCCGGACGGCGATTCGCTGCTCCACCCAGTTTTGCCGTCGCTGCCGTCGACCGCGGTGTCGACAGCCAAATTGCCGAGATTCCCGCGCCAACCGACGTATGGAGCGTTTATCGGGAGCGCAGTAGAGCGTTTTAAAGACGCGCGGACGTGGGAGCGTTTTGAGCGCATTTATAACGACACAGAAGTCATCTTCTTCGACTACGAAACAACCGGTTTGGTCTTCGACAAATTCGGAGAGTCGTCTAGCAACGGCCAGCCATTGCAGTTTGGTGCCGTAAAGATGAGAAACGGCAAAGTAATTGATTCGATAAATTTATTTATGAACCCCGAAGAACCGCTCGGTGATTGGTCGAAGGCGAATTTGAAAGATATGGACGGGAACCCGCTTGCCGATGAATGGCTCCTAAATCAACCCTCAATGGCCGCAGCGCATCAGCGTCTGGCGGAATTCGCCGGACCCGACGCAATATTCGGCGTTCAAAACGCGGTATTTGACAAGAACGTCCTTGATGACGCACTCGCCGCCGCAGGGATTGATTGGAGACCCGGGGGATATCTCGATACAAAAGAAATAGCCGACATGGTTCTGCCAAAGTGGAGCGAAGATAATCAAGACGGGCCATTTTTAGTAGATGGTAAAACCGGGGAGAAAAAGGCGTCGACGGGGCTTGCTGCGATTACCAAATATCTGGAAGTAGACCTGGGGGAAAAGCATCACACAGCAGACGCCGATGCCGAAGCAACCGGGAAGGTGATGTCCGCCATCATTGAGGGCGCAATTAAAAATGATTGGCCGTCGAAGGTGCTTGATGGCGACCTTAGGGTATCAAGAGCTGAGAAAAAAGACTCCGATTTCGGTAAGGCTGTAGAAAAATTCCGCACCGAAAAAGCTAAGTGGATAGAGGATGATGCTAGCGCACGTAAATTGAGTAGCGCGCGTGCGTCTCGGAATTTCGTAAGGGCAGCCCCACCAGACGCGCCGCGCGCAAAAACAGAAGACAGAATGTTAAGTCGAATAACTAACGCTGGTGGCAAAAACGCCCGAGACCTTGTTGACAGACTCCTGAAATTGTTTGCTTCCAAGGAATATCCGGAGGACCTCAGGCCATATCGCGCAGGGGTTAACGTATCCGAACCAATTGTTGCGATTCAGGAATTGGTCGATGTTTTTAAAGGACTTGGGCATTCAAGCGTAAAGGTTGATGGAAGTGTCGCAAAAATTCTGGGCCCGGTAATTCCCGAGTTGATAGACCTAGTCGGCAGCGAGGAAGATATTCAGTATGCGCGAGAGTGGACGGCGCCACAGGCCGACGAATGGGCTAAAATAGCCGCGCTTTCCGCGGTCAGACAATGGGGCATAGAGGACAGCCTTGGCGAAACCATAGATACACTCCTAAATCGCCCGGTGCTATGGAATGGTGAAGAAAAATTCCCAGACTTCGAAGCCCTGCCGGATGGTAACTACGGATACGACATCACATCACAAATGAAATCGACGCTCACCCTTTTGGACAGTCAGGGAAACGTTGCCATGAGAATCCCGCCGGGAGTACTCACGGAGCAAGACGTGAAACTTCTATCTCTGGGAAACCTTATGAGCTGGCTGAGTACTCTCCACAAACGAACCGATGGCGATTTACCCTTCATGGCCATGGTCCAGCGAGCCATATACCCAGATGAGGATTTAAACATATTATTCGGCCCGGGACGGGCAAAGAGTCACGACATAATCACCGTGTTTCGGGCACAGGAATCAGGCCCTATTCGAGTTCATTCATCTCAAATGGAGTTTGCGGATTCTCAAGCTGGCGAATTTCTCAAGGGCGTAGTGGGGCGTGCGGAAGCGAATAATGAGCATCATCGGGAATTCGCAAAACGATATGGACAGCGCGTGCGGACCCTGCTTGCGGAAGCCGGACTTGATGTGGATTCGCCGGATGTAAAACTCGCCCTTACAGATGCATGGCATCCAGCCGTTGACGCGGTGGTTCTTTCGAAGGAGGACGGCGGACGCTTTGTGACTGCCGCGGCCATGGCTAGAAACATTGTTACAAACTTATACGCGCCAGCATGGGACCCTGAGGCCGATTCCTATACAACGGCACACGAATTTATGCATATTATAACGGGACAGGGATTTACCCGACACGGCGAACTGGCCGCAGATGTGGGTTGGCTTGGATTCTTCGGAGAGGATGCATGGCCTACCGTCCATCAGTTATTGGACCTTCAGGGTCGCTTTTACGATATGCAAGTGCAGGATTTTGAGAATCCGATATCCTCGCAGGCAAGCAGCGGGTCACCCCATCGAAGCATCCCGCATGAAGAACAATGGCAGTCACAGAAAGTCCGTTTTTTAAACGAACTTAAACGAATAATGGGTGACCACTTATTCAACGCTTCGCCACAAATCAAAGAGGGAGTCGGCCCCAAGATTCGCGAGATAAACCGCTTCCTGAGCCCGTGGGTCCCGATGACCGCAGAAGAATTGGGGTGGGGTTCCACCGATATGACCGGGCCCACGCTGAGTCGCAAAAAATCCGACCGACTATCTTCTGGACGAACATGGGCGCGTGGCAAGAGTAACTCGATACTGAGAAATTCGAGCATTTCGGCCCATGCCTTTACCGAAGAATCGGAATCCGGCGATGTAAAAATGCATCAGATTGTCAAATATAACGGCAGACCAATGATTCTTGCTAACATTTCTATCCCCCACCCCACGAGGCATGCCAGAATCAACATAAGGGTTCCGTTTTTCATGAGCATCGGAGAGGACAACAGAGACGGTATCCCAATCGGAAGATGGTATCCGTTCTTCGGCATAACATCCGACAATCATTTGAGAAAACTCGGCGATAAAAATTCTCTTGTTAACTATTACAACTCATCCGAACTGCGCTCCATAGCGGAACGACTTGACGCGTCTCTTAGAGATACCGGAATAGGAAAATACCGAGGGCCACTCAACGATAAAAACATTTTTGAGATACGCAACCCCGAATTGAGATATGACGACTGGGCGGCCGGACTCCCGACACAGGACAGGCGGTTTGTTGGCATAATAAACCGAGACGTAGGAGAGATGGACCTTGATATCGTCAAAAGTGAAGGTCTCAACGAAGAATCTATCTCAAAAATATTACGCAGTGCCCCTGATTACGGCTACCAGGGCATGCAGACTCGCGAGCAGCGACATCGTAGGCTTAGACAGGCGCGAGACCCGTATACGACAAAACTTTCGTCAGGGATGGACAGAAGGCATACCGCTGCTGACATAAAAGAGAAAATTGCCGAAATATTCCACAATCCGGACGACCCCACTAAATTGCGCGTTCCAGAAGAATCACGAGATGGCCTGAGGGCAATCATAGATAGTGGAGGCTTCACCGGTTCGGCCGATACCGCATCAGCCACCGCGGCAGTAAGGCCCGTTATCGACGTTGGGGTCATGGCCATGAGCCTGTTTTACCAGCATGTCGAAGATGGTTTCGTCAACATGGACGAGCCAACGAAAAAGCAACTTGCCGAGATATTGAGATTAGTGTCCCCAGGTTTGGAGTCCGTACCGTTGACGCAGGAGACGGTCACTGCGGCCAGAAAAGCCGTTAGGGATTTTGATTTACTTCAACAAATAATAAGAAGAGACCTCGTGCCGCATGTCAGGGACGACGAAGGCATTATGAATAAACGGTCAAGGGCGGTACGCGACATCACCAGAATGATGTTTGAGAGTCGCTGGAATTTGCAGGGCGTCGGACAAAATCAGCCAGACGGTGACGGCGCGTTTCCCCGTCCGACATATACCGGTATTTTTTGGGGCGAATTTTCTCGATTGTACGACAGCGAGAACCGAACTACGGCGGCGAAGATTCCACAACCAGTACGCGATGCATGGGATAAAAGAAAGCCCCTCATTGAAGAGCATGCTAGAAAAATCAATTCACGCAAGGGCCCGGAGTACGATGAATTCACGGTAATGTTCCAGCATACCGCCCTGAAGGTTAGGGGTGTAACGAACCGTACGTCTCACAGCCCATCCGATGCAAGAAAGATGGCTAATGATTTTCTTGACAAGTATGGAGAATACGGACTGCGCGAGGCGATGCATGAAGCTCTTGGCTCACGCATACACAGCCTATCCGTCGACGCCATGGACGTAGAAAGAAAAGCAAACGAATTATTGGAGAGTAGTGTTTTGACGCCGCAAGAATACAGGGCGGCAGTTAAAGATGCGAGACGGACGATGCTGGAACCACACGGACACGGAGATGAACCAATGCATTCCCTGGTTGCGGGCAGACAGTTCAGGGGGACCTATGCGACATCATTTGGAACCGACCATGAACTATTCGGTTATGCCGTTGACGGAATACGCAAAGGCCTCATGGCGGAGCATTCCCGCGGCGAGCCATCAGAATTTGAAAATTATACATTTCGGAATTTGATTTTGACCGAAGATGAGAGATTTGATATCGTTAGCGCATACGTTAAATTCCTGGCCACCCCAACGCTAGTAAAGTCCGTCATAAATCTCTCTGAAATCCGGAAAAGTCTAGAGAAGGAATCCAGAGCCATTGACGGGATGCAGTCGTCTCCGGAAAGAATGGTGGGCCTGATTCTCGAAGGCCGACTTGGTGAAATCCCCGACAATCACATATTCATGGACATCGGACCCGACGAGGATACATCAGACACGTCGCAGGATATGAAAAATGTGACGAACGCTTTCCGCACCGTCAGGATAAAAAATAAGAAAATCGAATTAGCCCATACTGCTGAGGTAATCAACCGAAAAGTCAAAACTGATGCGTACAAGCAATTAATGGCCTCATCAGGCATAGAGCTCGCCACAGAAAGCCGTGCGTTAGAAACAATTAAGTCCGCGACCCCGTTGGTCACGCAGGAAGCAACAAAGATAATTTCTCTGTTTCCTTTAGGGTTGATAAATGCAGAAGGGGATAGCGGCACACCACAAAGCCGCCTAACCCATGTACAACGAACCGACAAATACGTGAACCGCAAATTGGTAGTGAAAATTAATACAAAACAGGGGAGGGCCCATGCTCAGTGGATACCGCACATGAGTCGATGGTCGTCCACGGGCGAGATGGAAGAGGGTGGCGAATACACCCAGCTAAAATTGAATAAAATGCCAGCACCGAACGACCCTAGTTACCCGAAATGGAGAAGCACGCTTATTCACGAATTGGTTCACTCCATGGAAAATGCTAACCCGCAACTAAAAATGTGGGAATATGCATTTTGGACCCATAGACGCAAGGGGGAAAAACTTCAAAAACTAAAGAAGCTAACTGGCTGGAGCTACGGACCGTCGGAAGTGGCAATTAAGGACGAATGGCCAGATGCATATAGCGGTAGATTCTATGGTACTTACGGCGGGGGTTTGCCCGAGCAGCAAAATTACGAAATACTAAGTACCGGACTTGAGCGACTATTGGGCAACAAGTCTTGGAATGACCCAGAGTACGAGGCTTTTGTCATGGGTATTTTGATGCTCGCTAATCGGCTTGAAGTCGCATGGGAAAAACCAGAAAGTCTGCCGGAGCCGCCAGGGTCATCTGATGCTGTACGCTTTAATCGGGAATAGACATGACGAACAGAGACGGCAAGCGCATCAAGCCATTCGTACTGGAGGGACGGAGTGGTGGCAGGGCGTATACCGCAACGCAAGACCATAAGACGTGGACCTTTTTCCCTGAAGACCTAGATGATTTCGCCAAACTCCAAATAGACATACCAATGGTAAGTTTTGCAAATACCTACATCAAACCAGACCTATCAAGCGACGACCCCGTTCTGTCGAGCGGTGCGGCCAATTGGATTATTGCAGAATTCATACAACGGACAACACGACCACCCCATATCATTAATTGGCATATGAGCGGGGGCGACGATAACGCACATTCTGACTATTATGATGAAAATGACGATGAATCTAATATCGTTTACTAGGGTCCGACAGAAGGAATAACCCGTATGACAATTAAGAAAAACACTGAACCGGGAATTGCTAAGGACGATATCAAAAAATACATGGCCTTTTTCTCAGAAGAAGAACAGAATGATATTTATGCCGCAGAAACGTCTGAGGCGTATTCGGAATTCTCGGGAAACAAAAAACCACCGCGCCGCGACCCGGATAAAAGCATAAAGAAAACCCGAATCAGGAAACCAAATAATGGCTAATTTTGATGATGAGCAAGATGAAATGCTGGATTATTTAAACGAATACCAACGATACATTCGCGACTATAACGGTGTACCTGAAGATTTTGATGACTGGATGTCGTCGACTAATGAGAATTTCCGAAGAAGGGGTAAAAAACCCATCAACCGAACGAGCAAACAAAAAGAGACGGGCGCCAAATGACAACTCCATTTTCCAATATCGACGACAAAGAGGAAGATACCATTGCGTCAGCTGACAGCAAATTTCAACATGACGAAAACGAAACGTATATGAACTTTATGGCACGATTGGCATTTGAGTCACGAAGAAAAAATGAATCACCTAGCGCCGTTCGCACGCAGGGCAAAAACGAAACGGACTAGGTAGTCGCTCGCGACTATTCACTCTCGTCCCCCGTTCGGTGGGTTGTGATTTCATCTAATAGTTCATCAACAGCGGGGTTGTAATCCATTTTGCCAAGCGAGTCTTCTGTCTTGCTGAGCAAAAGTTGGGCTTTAGCCCCTTCCGTTTGCAGCCGTTTCACTTCGTGTTTTAAATGCGTTATTTCTCTACTCAATTCCGCAGTGGACACCATGTGCATATCGACTAGGGCACTGTAGCGTCCCCTCTCGTGCTTGTATAGTTCCGCATCATTCATTTGCTGTCTCCTGTCTGTTTATTGGGAATAAATGTTCCGCCACCGTAACGGATGAGATGTTGAACCTCAAACTTTTGTAGCCGCGCCACTTCTGCTTGTAGCCGTTCCATGTGGTCAGCCCACCTGCGCAAATTCGCGGGTGTTTCCACGAGCGGTGCGACACTCTCCAGCGCATCAGCGAAACCGCGCATCTCGGCAACAACATCTACACTCACTTCGTTCGTGTTCTCACTCATTGCTGTCTCCTGTCATCAGTGCCGCATACTCCTGTTTGTAAATGCTGGCGTATTCATCTTCGTGATTATGCTGAAGAACTGCACGACTCCGTCGGCGTGCCTCCTGGCGCATTTTTGTAACTCGACGACTTTTCTCTCCGTCGGCATCACTTAATCGCGGCCGACCCCGCTTGATTTTGGTTTTTTTGAGTTTGACATACTGGGAGACCATAGTAATGCGTTCCTATCGATAGTAGTTGCGGATATTTGATTTAGTACCTTCATGTTAAGGGGTGTTTTAAAAAAAGCAACATTAAAGGCAAAATTTATTAAACCACCCTTTTATGGCGCTAATATGGTCCGCGGCCAGATGGGGTATACTCGATATTACCGTGGATACGCTTAATCAGTACCTTGTTGATTTTTCCAAACGCTCCAAACACGACCCATTCCTTAAGGTCTCGGTCCAAGAAGTTATTGACATTCTTTTAGATATACGGTCCGAAATGATTGAAAAACCCCAATTGGAGCAATTGGATTTTACGCCGAGCCCCATAGGGGAATCCCTGCTCGTTGGTTAACGGGCCCCCCTACGCTAACCTGAGATAACATAACCACACCAAAGGACGGACTCAATATATGACTACGGTACTCAACGGCCATTCGGCTCGCTACTACGGCGATGGAGACGACACATTCAGCAGAACCGAGTGGGAAGCGACACTTTGGAAGACGCTACGGAGCACCTATGAGCTCAAGGAAGCCCTTGACCCGAATTTCGCTGCTCCTGATTACGAAACAATCGTCGAATGCGAAGAGCAATTACAATTGGCTGGGCTAACTCGCACCTACCGGCAATAATAAAAAAAGCCCTGTTCCCGTGTCTCTCGCACGGGTTTAACAGGGCCTTTTTATTTTTAAGCGTTACGCCTTAAAACGGCTCGTCCTCTACGCCGGCGCTCGCCATTGCTGGAGCCGCGCCCGGTCGTGCGCGTCGGGCTGACGACGACGCACTTGCGCCCTGTCGGGCTGGCTGGGATGACTCGCCTTCAGCGCGTGGCGCACGCCTTGTCACGGCTTCGATGCTGCGGGTGTTAATCGCTATGTCGTCCGCAACCAATTCAAACGCCGAACGCTTATTGCCGTCCTTGTCATCATAGGAACGCTGCTCTAAGCGACCGACACAGATGCAACCGACTCCTTTTGACAGGGTCTTTGCGGCGTTTTCTGCCGTGTAGCGCCAAGCGACGATATTGAAGAAGGACGCTTTTTCTTGCTTCTCGTTTGCGTCGTTGTACCAAACGTGATTGACCGCGATTGAAAACGCCAGTCGTGCCTGCCCACTTGATGTGAAGGTAAGCTCCGGGTCTGCCGTAACGTTCCCTATGAGGAACGCTGGTGAATTATTCATTATGTTCTCCCTGATATCCGATGGGAAGCATGATTGCCTCCC